ATTGCGACTTTCATTTAGTATCCTCATTCTTTCTGCAAACATTTGTCTTTGAAGCTTACCTAATCTTCTTCCTGAGATTCGTATTCTCTCCATAGTCATTGCTAGTTCTTGTCTTTTTGCTTTGCGTTTTAGTTCTTTTCTAAACCTAACTTTGTTTCTTCGGACCTGGCCGACTCTTTGTTTTTCACTTAAATGTTTCATGACATAAATAACTCCAGCTTTTCAGCTTCTTTTTCTTTTTTAGCAAACTCTTTAATGGCTTGGTCTTTTACTTTAACGTGACTAATACGTTGTCTTAATGTATCAACATAGGCCATTGTTTCATTTGCTGCATCGTTATCCATACCCATTTGTACAAAGTCTTCAATGCCCATTTTTTCGATAAACTTAAACTTAATGTCTTGTTGCTTTTTCTCTTTTGTAATTCTACGAATAAATGCAAAATAACAAATTTGTGTAAAGTAACTAAAGGCATTAGGCTTACCAGTTCTTGTTGCAGTTTCGATATTATAGTTACCAATTGCTCTTAAACAATTTTCAACTGCATCCATTACCATTTCTTCTCTATACGTGTATCTTACAAAGTTTGGTCTATGTGAAAGACCTTCTGCAATACGAATAAAGCATTTGGCAATATAGTCTGTAACTGTGGGAACTGGATTTCCTTTTTCTCTTGCAGCATGGGCTTCAATTGCATAATCCATAACCGCTTGAGAAAAATCTTTATTATTTACATAATGTGCTTTATTTTTTTGGCTCATCTTATTTCTCCATAATGTATCTATTATAACATATCTTCTTGCAAAAGTAAATATATTTTTTTCAATTTATTTTAAAAAAACTGTTTACAAAATGCATTTTTTATGATATAATAATATAGTACTCCGGAGGAAAGGAGGTATACAAGATTAGTGTATAGTCTTCTTACCAGCCAGAGGTAATCCTTCATCAGCATACTGATTAATAAGTTCATTCTCGTAATCTTCTAGTATTTCGAGATCTGATCTTGTTTCAGGTTTACTGACTTTATCTAGTTTTAAAGCAAACTGTACATAGTTCGCTTTTACTTCTTCAGCTATAGGAACATGTTGAATAATATTAGACTTCATTATTTTGAATTGTTTGGAATCCGAGAATGGAAACCAAGGAGTAAATTGAAAGCCGCCTAATAGATTAGAATGTATACTTACAGGTCTTTCAATTATAAAGTTATCATCGTTTTTAACTGCTACGAGTCCGATAATATCATCTCCATTCAAAAGTTTAAAATGTCTTATATTTAATTCTTCCATTTAAATATTTATATCCCATAGCTTGTAATTAAATCGTTCTTTTGAATATATTTTAATTCTTTCAGCAGCATGTTGCAGTGTATAATTCTTATTAGATTTCCAATGCAAATCATCTGCTATATCATATATCTTGGTATCTCTACCATCTTCACTCTTTCTCAATCCTCTTCCAATTGATTGTAAAACCCTAATTTGAGACTTACTTGGTGAAGCAAAGATGATATTGTGTAAATTCCTAATATTAATACCAGTAGAAAAAGTGCCAATACTTGCGACGATAATTGCGTCTTTTTCCTTTTCAGTAATCTCACGGACTGATTCTCTTGTGTCGACATCTGTTTCTCCTGATACATAAAATAACTTTCTATTACTATTTATCTTTTCTGATAAAAGACTATGCAAAGGTTTACCATGCTTCTCTACATAATTAAATAATATTAATGTATTACCTTTCTGATCTAATGCAAGGTTAGCAATAAAGTTATTTCTTGGTTCATACTTTACAATAAAGTCTAACTCTTCTTGATATTTAAGTCCAGATATAATTTTACATATTTCATCTTTATATTTTAAGAGAAGTATATCAATTTCAAGTTGACTTAAATCTTTATTATCAATAAGTTCCTTTGTTGTAGTCACCTGATATACTGGTCCAAACAATCCTTCTAATACCAATTGATGGGTTTGACTACCATCTAATGTTCCAGTTGTTCCCATACGATATTGAGCATTTACGCACTTCTCTAATATTGATGTAAGCGATTTAGCTTTAAAGTTATGCGCTTCATCGCCTATAACCATACCAAAACTAGAGAACCAATTTGCTGGTAACTTATAAATTGATTGCCATGTAGATATAATTACTCTTTGAGATATACCAATCTTTTCTCTACCAGAATATATTCTATGACAATTTTCAGCATGATTCCAAGAATCTTTATTTGAATAGTCTCCAAAGTCAGCATACATTTGTTCTACCAATGATGTTGTAGGAACTATTAATAATGCATTACCATCATAATGTTCTAAGAAATATCTTACAGCTAAATATATTACTAAACTCTTTCCTGAAGCTGTAGGAGACAATAATAATGTCCTTTTATTCCGAATAGTGCACGAGAGTGCATCAAGTTGGTAGTTCCTAGGTGTTATATCAACTCCATCAACAGAAAGTTGCAGATTTGATAAAAAGGCTTCTAAATCAATGTTTTGTTGAATATTTGTATTATCTAAGTAATTGATATCATGGACATTTATTTTATAGTCTCTTTCATCGCAAAATTGCTCTAAATAATGTAAAAGCCCACAGTATAAAGTTTTCTTTCTAGTATCAAATAATCTTATTTTTCCGTCCCACATTCGATTACGGTATGCTGGCATAAATTTATAACCAGGCACAAAAAAGCAAAAGTGATCGCTTAATTCTCTTTCAATACTAGGATCGCATTGAATGTGAAAGAAGACCTCATTCTTCTTCGTGATATTAATAGTTTCCATTAGATACCGCTAGTGAACTTTCTCCACTCAATCATATTTTTGATTGTTTGATGTCTCCATTTAATATTGTCTAATATTTCTTTTAATGTATCACAAAGCTCTTGAAGATATTGTATTTTAGCTTGTTGTTCTTGAATAATAGGATCTGAATCATAATAATAATCCATATCACCTTTAAGTACAGTAAGTCCACCTAAAGGATCATAGTCCCATCCTTTGGCATCAATTTCTTGTTTACTCATCTTGCCATTATAATGTAACCATTTGTCTTTAAGAAGCACTTTAAAATCAAGTTCAGCTTTTTTGAGTTTTATTCGATTTACAGAAAGTAACTCGAGATATTTACCATGTAATTTTGCGGAATCTCTTGAAGCTTCATCTAGATTCATATCATCTATGACTGAGTCTTTTTTCCACATTTCTAATATTTCTTGCAAATTATTCATATATTAATATTATAACATCTTTTTATTGTTTTGTAAAGGCTTTTATTAAAAAATGTTATACAAATTCAAAATTAGTATAAGAAAACGATATGTCCATTTGAACATATTCTACGCCTTCAGCTTGAGAATCAAAACTGACAGCCGATAAGCTTGTAGGGAATACACCATTAAACTTAATTTCTTTTGTTACATTATTATGAGATGAAAGAACTAAAAGTGTAGCATCAGCTTTAAAATCTTCAGCATTCTTTGTTTGAGCTAAATTGTGCATCCAATTAAATGTTTCAATATAGTTCTCCATATCCTCAGTAATATTTACTCTTAATTGTAAATCTTCAAAAAGAAGTCTATCACCAGTAAAAGCTAAATTTACACCTCTATACGATTGTGGCACTGAAGTTAGTCCTAGGCCTGGAAGTGTAGCAGCTACAGCAAAATATTCTAAATTAGGATATCTTGTATGATCAATTTTAAATTGAAATCCTACGGGGCTTAAAAAGTTTTTGTTTGTAGTTAATGTTGCCATATATCTATTTATATAAAAAGTGGGGCTAGTTTCCTAGCCCCTATGTAGTTACTTAGTTTCTACAAAAGTATTCAATTCACTTGCAACTGAAATAATATCAGCAGCAGTGATTTGATCTGTTGGTAGTGGTTGTTTATCACATGGATTATTCTCATTGTGAGCAAATATTGCATCAACTCTTCTCTGAATATTCTGTGATAAGATACCTTCTGCAAGGCTTAAAAGATCGGCTCTTAATTCGAACCCTGATTTATTTGACATAATTATTCCTCCTGTGTGTATGTGTGTGTTTATTATGTACTATACTATATATACAAAAAAGAAAGGGAGCCGAAGCTCCCTTTGCAGTTGAGTATTAACTCTGGCTTACACCATGATGTCGTCTACTCTGAAGATTCTGAAGTATTGGTTACTTCTGTCGTTACCAACACCATCAAGAGCTACGAATGGGTTTGCAACCATACCGTATCTTGTTTTGAATCCTATTCTTGGTTGGAAATCATTCTCACCAACGGCTTTAACCATTGTTAGTGGAACGTATGGGCAGTAGAATAAACCTGCGTCATATGGATTAGATCCTCTGTAACCAACACAAACAAAGTCTACAGTTGAATATGGATCAATGTAAACTTTTAATCTTCCGTTAAGAACACCAGCAAAAGTATTACCTGTGTCGTCAACGTTTAGATTAGCAGAAAGTGCAGGTGTGTAATCTAACATACCAGCAGCTGCTAGAGCTGAAGCTACGTCTGAAGAACAAAGAACAAAGTTACCTTTGCCTCTTCTTGTTTCTTTAGCGATTACGTTACACTCTCTTTCGATTTGCATGATTAAACCTTTGAATCTTTCAACCATCCATCTTCCATCAGAGTCTGTGTTAACATCGAACACACCTGAAACAGCTGTTGAAGACTGTAAAGCTCCGATTTTAGCAGTTTTAAGAACTGTTCTAACTACTTCTCTGTTGATCTCTGCAAGGATCTCAGCAGATAAGATGTTAGCTAGTTCGCCTTCTGCGTCTAAACCGTGAATAGCTTTAAGGTCTTGAGCTAGTTCCATTGTGTATTCAGCTTTAAGAGCTCTTGACTTAGCAGTCACAGTTGATTTCTCAATTGTGAAAGCCATTTCACCGTAAGCACCGTCTCCGGTTTCACCTACGCCGAGTCTTTCAGCAGCTGATGTAGCTAAACCACCACCGAATGTTGAAACTGTGTCAGCTTCGTCGGCAATTGTTCCGTCTGTATCAGCATCTACGACACCGCTTAATCCTGTTGGATCAGCTTGGTGTGTACCAGTTCCAGAGAAAGCAGTATCAGCTTCATTAAATAAAGCTTCTGTACCACTCTGTGAGCTGTATTTTGATTTCATTGCAAAGATAAGTCCTGTAGGACCACTCATTGGTTGAACACCAGCGATATCATATGCAATCAAGTTAGGCATTGCTCTTCTTACAAGAGAAATTAATACTGGGTCAAAAGTTCCAATGTTATTTGGAGCTGAACCTGAACCGATATTATTAGCAGCAGCTGCTTCAGAAATAAAATTTCCTTGGCTTTGTGCTCTTTCTTCTCTTAGGGCAATCTCTTGGTTTTCTAATAGTCTAGCTGTAACAGCTTTTCTATATCTGTCGGAAATAGGAGCTGCTGACTCGTGCTCGAGAACAGGACCCCATTTTTCCATTAATTTTGCGTCTGCTTGAAACATTTTAGTTTTCCCCTAAATTATTTTACAAAGTTTGTTATAGCTTGAGTGTATCTAGCCATAGACTCGGAAATTGCTTCTTCAACAACTTCACCATCGCCTAATAGACTATCAACTTCGTCAACTGATTCTTTAGAATCTTGTTTGAAGTATGATTCTTTAACAGTTTTCACTTTCATTTCGAAAGATTCTTTGTTATCGAATTCGATATCTTCTACTAAAGATGCTAATTTCTCAGCTTCTGTTTCTGCAAGCCCTGAAGATTGTTCTCTTATTACTTCTTTCTTTTCAAATTCTTGAACAGATGCATGTAATTTGATATTATCTTCTGTGGTTTTGTTTAAAGTCTCTTCTAGTTCAGTGACTTGTTCGTTGAGTTCATCAACTAAGTCAACTTTACCTTCAGGTACTTCGATATAGTGTTCTTTAAACACTGACTGTAAAGAAGTCATAAAGTCTTCAGCAATTTCGGTTCTTAAGCCATTTGTTACTGCAACTTCATTATCTTTCATCCATTGCTCAACTACGTAGTTTAAGTATGAATCTACTTTTTCTACTAATTGAGTTTGAACTTCAGATACTTCTTCTTCTAAGTTTTGCGCGTACTCAGATTCTAATCTGTCGATTTCTTGTGATAACTTAGATGTTAACACAGCTTCGAAGATTGCTTGAGCTTTATCACGGAACCCGTCAGAAAGAGTAGCCTCTTCCTTAATGATGTTTTCGAGATCTTCATCAAAATCGATAGCTTCTACTTTAGCCTTAGCTTTAGGATCAGCTACTTTTGATGTTGCATCATTTGCTTTTGCTACTGATGCTACTGACTCATCTTCATCTTTACCGAGAACCATTTGTGAGAACATTTTTTGCGCTTGTTCTTTTCTAGCAGCTTTTAGCATATCTACTGCAGCTTGAATTACGCCAGCTTTAGTTTTTGGAACATTAACAGTCTCCTTTTTAGGTTCGTGCTCTTCTTCCTCTTCTTCATGCTTGCCTTCTTCAAGAGTTTCTTCTTCAGATTCAACTTCCTCGTCTAAAATTTCTTCTTCAACGAGCTCTTCTGTTGATTCTTCAGATAACTGCTCTTCAGATATGTCTTCTGCTACTTCATTTCTAATAGCGTCGTCTGACATAATCATTCTCCTATGATTTTAGATTTAACTTAGAGAGGAAATTCTTAAAAGCTCTTATCTCAGCTTCCGGCAATCCAGCGGCTGGAGTGCTTTTAATTTCAGTCTCAATTTCTTCAATATCTCGTTGACGAATAAGTCCATTATCCCATACCCATTCAACTCCTTCCATAACACCATTTACAAATGCAGACGGTGCGGATGGATCTTGAACAATATCTACTGTTGATAACATAAAGTCATCTCCAACATATTGGACTCCATTCTTCTGTACGAGACTTCCCATACCACGACTTGATACACCAAGCTTAACACCACCTTCGAGCAAACCTTCAACGATTTGTCCCATAGGGGTCTTAAGAATTGATGCTTTTCCTATAACATCATTTCCCTGCCAATGCAGATCAGTGATCTTATGTGAAACCTTATCAAGATTAACTGTTGGTCCTTCTGGATGATTTAACTCTCCAACAGCTCTTCCTGTTTTAACTTGTTCAGTCACATATTTGTCAACGGCTTTCTCCATGACTCTTTTTTCGTATATGCGACCATTTCTGTTCTTTTGATTTGATTGCATGAATACACCTTCGATAAAATAGTTCTTTGAACCATCTTTCTTGGCTTCACAAATCATTTCTAAATTGTTTTCTACGTATTCAGTAATTAACTTCATATTAGATACCTAATAGTTTAATCATCTCATCTGCAGCCTTTTGAGCTTCTTTTTCATTTTTGTAGTTATTATCGAGTAGTTCGCTATCTACATAAACACCAAATTTATTACCCTTTTTAGTAAGGATAACTTCAGTGTCTTTTTTTCTACCAGCTTTATAAGATTTTACTTCTTTTTCACCGCCAGAAAGTTTTACCTTCTCTCTAAGTTCTACAAATGAGATCATTACTCTTCTTCTTTTTCAACAGCTTTACGCTGCACTAAACCCGATGCTATTTCTATTTTTCTAGCATCAAGTGCGGCTGTTATTTTATCAGCCATTATACCTTCAAATTCTTTGGAGGCTTTTACGTTATCTCCATTTTGTAAGTTTTTAATCAATTCATTTGTTGACATTTTTATTTCCTCAATATATATTTATAATATTTTGTTCTTTATCAGTCATATCTAGGATCATTTGGATCCGGCATATCATTCTGACCGTCTTTGTTTTCTTGATCAATTTGTTTTTGAATTTCTTCAATTTCTTCATCAGTAAACCTAAGAACATTTTTCTTAACCCATTCATTAGAAATGAATCTACCAATATGTTCATCTAATGATGCTAACATATCGAACCTTTCTCTTATCATTTCGGATTCTTTTAACTCAGAGAAATAGTTATCTTCAATAAAGTCAAAGACAATACTTTCTTTCCAAGTTTTCCAATCATCTTTGGTGATTACACCTTTTAATAAGAGTTGTGTTTTAAGTAATTGCATGAATAGATCAGAAAATCTCTTTCTTAATCTATCAATAAACTTCTTAAACTTAACTTCGTCTCTTGTAATCTCAGTTGTTCTACCTAAACTATACTGAGCTTCTTGTTCTAATCTATTAACTGGTACATTTAAACTCTTATAGAGTTTCTTTTGGAAGTATATAATATCATCAATTTGCCCTAGATTTTCACCGCCAGGTAGTGTTGATATTTCAGTTCCTCTTCCACCTTCTCTTCTTGGTAGGAAGAAATCTTCTAACATTGACATATGTTTTTTATCATCTTTGATATCACCAGTTTTAGCGTCATATACCAATTTGTTTCGATATTGATTCATAATACCTCTTAGGTATTCTTCTGCCTTACCTTTTGGTAAGTTACCAACATCAATATAAAATATTCTTCTTTCTGGAGCTCTTGATATACGATATATAACAAGAGAATCTTCCATCATTCTTAACTGATTTACTGGCTTTAATGCCTTATGTAAATATGATAAGATTCTTTTTCTACCTGGATCCATTTGTCCAGATGTACAATATGCAATTGCATCAGGATATATTTTTAATCCTTGATGAGCAGCATTCATTGCTTTATCTTGATAGATAAAATATTCTTCTACCTTTTTAATTATTTTTGCACCTGTTTTTGGATCAGCCTCTTCCTCGACTTCTTTAATCTTTCTTAATTTAACAGGGTCAATATATCTTAATTCTTTTATTCCTTGTTTAGGATTATCATTGTTAATAATAATATGATAAGGTAATCTACCATCAACATACCATTTTCTAAATATATCATGAGCATATTGATTAAAGTTTAGAAGCTTTAATATTTCATCAAATTCGTGCTTAACAGCTTCTTTTAACTTATCTGATATTTCTAATTCATCTAATATAATATTTACAGGAGCATCATCATGATCTCCTACAATCGCTTCATTAACAATATCTTCGATTGCAGCATCACATTCAGGCTGTGAAGATATGTCTCTATATTTCATCATTAAATCGACATCAGTTTTAGCTTTATCGCCGTCCATGTCGATATATGCACCAAAGTGACCACCAGCTTGTATTACGCCGGCACCGTCATCTGCATCTGTGCGTGGAACGAACGAAGGCCTTACAGGCTCTTTGCTTTTCCTATTGATTTCGAATCCAAAAAATTCTGCCATAATTTACCTCATATTATTGGGGGAGTTTCCTCCCCCTCTAATATTTATTTATACCTTAAGAAGTTGTGTTAGATTCCCAGTACTGGACTTGGAATTCAACTGTAAATTCTTCAATTTGGTTTTCATTGTCATAACTAACTTCAATAGTACTGATATTTGTAGGGAATACTCCTCTAAAATCATATCTCTTAGTTGATTCACCAGCTTTATTCAATTGTTCAACAATTGCATCAGCTTGGTAATCAGTAGGATTTGATAAACCAGTATTTTCGTTATGACCATTGATACCATTCATCCAACGCTCCATTGCGTTACGAACTTCAAAGCCAACATCATTTATAACTGTAATTGTCCAAGGTTCAAATGTTCTGTCACCAGCTATTTGTAATTGTCTACCTCTGAAAAGAACAGGGATAGGTGCAATCACTGATGAAGGCATCTGAGCAGCTTTACACATAAATGATGTAAGTTCTACATCACCTTGTGCATAACTAGGATAATTCATAGTTACTTTAAATAGGTTGGATCTTGCGCCACCGCCTACGAGTTTGGATTTAAAATCATCTACTCCTAAAATTGCCATGTCTTAGTTCCTCCTATTGTCCAGCGATCTCGGAGAATTCTACTCCAGATCTTGTTGCTACAAAGTTTAATGTAATGAAGTTAATAGATCTTGAAGGCTTGATAAAGATATCAGCAACAAATCTATTGGCATCAATTACTTGACTTGTATTGTTAGTCGTGTCACAAACTACTAAGAAATCAGTAAGTCCTCTTCTGCCTTTGACATCCCTTAGGAATGGCTCGACTAGATTTCTAAACTGAGCTCTTGTAAATTCGTCGTTAAATTCGAAAAGTTGAGCTTTAGCAGCAGTGCTAATAGCTTTTTCTAATACGATAAATAATCTTCTTACATTAATTCTATCAAATGCTGAAGGCCTGTTTAATAAAGTTTTGTCACCAAAAAGTAAAGTACCTTGACCAGGTAATGATACTAATGGGTTAACTCTTGCTTTATAAAGTGTGTCTCTATCAGCTTTCTTAGGATTAAATGCTAATTTTGTTACTCCTAGTAGTTGACCTCTATTAACTCCAGCTGGTGAGAACCATGCATCAGCTACATTATCTGTATTTGCGCAAAGTCCAGCATGATGACCTGCAGCTCCTATCCATCTGTATACGTCATTATATTTGTCATATACATAGACAGCGCCTGAGTCACATGCAGCATAAGAGCTTGATGTTAATCCATCAGCAAATGCTTTCACATCTGCAGCTGGAGTAGCACTTCCTACTGTGTCTTCTATTGGAGGTGATACAAAAGCCATACAATCTTTTCTTGCTGCAGCAATAGATATTAAATCTTCTGCTAAAGCTTCAGCACCATTTGCATCTGGAACTGAAAAAAGAAGGTTGACATCAACTGTTTCTGCATCTTCAAAAAGGTCATAGCCTAAAGCTATTTCACCAGTTGTAGGTGCATTATCGTCAGATCCACCAGAAAGTGAATCAGAAATAACAGCATTCACAGTTGTAAATGTGTTTTGAGTAGCTACTGTATTACCAGCATCAGTTAAACTAGAATCATGACCAATCCACCAAATATAAGATGAACCATTATTGATTACATCTTTATAATAATTTGATGTACCATCATCTTTCTTAGCGTCAGATGCTTGTGATACAAATGCAAATGTTTCTAAAACTGTATTTGCAGTTCCAGTGATTGCACCATCTTCATCAATAACTACTATATGTAGTTCGTCATCAGATGATGATTTACCCAATCCACTTGCATAAGAAGATGTTCCAGGTTCAGCATCAAAGTTACCAGCATATGCCCAGGTAGAGAAACCTCCACCAGGTGTACATACTTCAACTTTTAAACTATTACCTAGTTCACCAGGATATTTAGCTGCCCAAGGTCCTTTTGCAGACTGGGATGCATTAGCATAATTATTTTCGTAGTCCTCATTATTTTTAATGAGCTGTCCGGAGCCATCAACGGTCGCGTTATCGTGACCACTAGCAACTCGAACCACTTTCAGTGCGTTTCCATACTTTAAGAATGACGCAGCTACGAGAAAGTATTTTGCAGTATTGTTGTCCGGTGTACCAAACATAGCAGCTAATTCAGATTCTGAACCTACTGTTGTTATTTGATCAACAGGACCCCAATTAAAAGAACCAGCAAATCCACCAATTGATGATGAAACAGCTGGTACTACTCCGGTAGCCTCGATCTCTTTGACCTCGACGCCGGGTGATACTTGAAATGCCATCGCTTTATCCTCTATTTATTGAGTTTGTTAATAAGTTTATACATAATACGAATCTTCAATACTATTATTTATAAATATACGTATCTCATCAATCATGTGTATATTCATCATTTGGTAGCGCTA